AAACCCCTTGATTCTACGTGGTTTCCGCCAAATAAAAAAGATGCCCAGAGCCGGATTTCGAATTTCTTCCTATTATAATGCAAAGTCGCGCAAACGCAGGTGGTTAAACACTTTTTTGATATGTATTATAACTCACAAAATGCAAACATGCGCAGTATTTGTGCGCAGTAAATGCGCAGTAAATTATTTCTTGCTCTGCTTATAAATCTGATTTACTCCGGTAGAAGCAAGACCAGACATGATGCCAACCGAAATCGCTGTAATAATATCTTCCGCTGGGAAGCTCTTCATCACATACATAGCAGGTACTGCAATGATTCCTCCCACAATTCCTACGATTACCGGTATCACCTTATCGCTGATCTTCTTGCTCGCCTTACACCCGATTCCAACCAGATAACAAATGATCACGATCGGTAATACTGTTACATAATTTGATAAATCCATATTCATCATCCTTTCTTCTCTAAATTTTCTAAATCCTCAATTCTATGATTTGCGGTACGAATTTTCTCATTTGCGACCGCCTGTTGCTCCTCTAAACGATATGTACGTTCAACAACATTGTTGTGCTTGTCTACTCTTTTTGATAGCTCATCAAGCTTGTACTCTATCAATGCAATTGTTTCATCATGCTTTTTACTTGCAGCCTTTTGCTGATAGTGATTATTGATTAAGCATACGATCAATGTAACAAACGCCGCAATCATGGCAGATATTATTGATGTCATACCATCCCTCCTACTTCTTACGTTGCCAAATATATGGTGTTATCCTAGCTTGTGATTGTCCCCCATCATTATTAACATAGGACACATCTAATGTAACAGATCCCTGATTTTTCCATGTTCCATAATTAAATGGCGGGACAGCATTCTGATAAGTTAGTACACATGCATTTACTGGAAGTATTGGAACCGTAAAACTAGTGAACTCAGATTTCTTGTGATAACTATCATCATGATTATGATTAGTATTGCTTTTAGCACTAAGTGCTTGGTCAAGTGCAGCTTTTCTGTAATATAAATCATCATGTATATGCGCCGCTGGTGCCTTTTGACTTGCAAGCTCTTTAACACCAAGTGCTCCTGCAAGCTGATTTGCTGCTGAATTTGCGTCGATTGCATCAGCAGAGTCAATGATATTTAAAGAATTCAAATGTGTTTCGCATGCGTTCTGGAACTGTTGTGCATAATAGATTGCTAAATCTTTATATGTCGGACAGACCATAAACTGTGTTGATATCTTGGTCAGTGCTACGCCTGATACATAAACAGCATATAGCGGCATTTGATTTTTCAAATCACCATTTAAAATATCTCCACTTACTATTTCAGGAGCAGACGGTGTTCCTGACGTTGCTGTCCCCTGTACAACTTCTAACTTTGCAGATTCAATACCTGATGCCGCATTTTTCTCGTAGGTCATTACGATCAGATCAATTCGATTTGTTCCTGCGGTACCTGTCGATATTGTCAAATCTTCATAAGTATTCGGTTCAATACGGATATGTCTGCCCTGCATCAGCATATCGCCGTCAGAAATTCTAACTGTGTTGTTATTGATAATTGCTCCTGCAAATCTTGATCCGCTACTCATAACAAATTCTCCATCACCAAAAAAGGCAGCATTGAAGCTGCCCTGATCTGCTGATCTAATATGTTCTTTCCCGGCATACCCTGTTACTAAATGTGCCATAGTCTTTCCCTTCTTTCTCCACTTAGTGAATAAGCGACATCCATGTATTATATCCAACAACACCATCAACTATAAGCAGATTGTTTTTCTGATACTCTTTCACTACTGATTCTGTAGCTGTGTCAAATACCCCCGGACATGTGAGATCACACGCATATCCTTTAAGCATAAGCAAAATCTGCAGTGCAGTAACCATGTACTGTTTCTCGCCCTTTTTTACATAGTGCTTTCCAAGTGCGGCTTTAGTGGCAGATCCATAAATCCCATCAACCGCAAGTTTCGACTTATAGTCTAAGTTCATCGCTGTTTGTAACACCTTAATTCCTGCTTTAATGGTCGCATTTCCACGAATACCATCCGTTACGATTCCGGCACCGGCAAAATTATTCGCATGGATCTGTCCGGCACGAATGATAGCGTCCTTAGCAGCGATATGTTGAATCTGCTGTATAGATTCAGTCTTCGATGGGATATTCTCGGATACTTTCACCACTTCTCCAAACGGAAAGTTTTTTCCGGGGCATGCAGTCTTACTCACATCACTATGCTTTCTGAATCGAGTAATTCCATATTCCTTGCGAAGCCATGAAACAACTTCTTTCAAAGCCTGCTTCTGTGCTTCTGGCATCTGTTCATTTTCAAAATTTCCTTCACAACAAACTCCAATCGTGTTGTAATTCACACCAGATGCATGTGCGCCGATCATATCGATTGGTCTGCCCTTGTATACTTTGCCATCTAAACGAATATAGATATGATACCCAATACCAGACCATCCATTTGCAAGATGCATTCTGTGAATATCCTCTACACTACCGTGACATGCAGAATGATGAAATACAACTCCTCCATCTGTGCTTTTTCTCTTTGTAAGAGATTTAAACTTTAAATGTGTGTCGATTATCTGCATAATAATCAGCCTCCTTCTTTTTATTTTATGCAATCACAGTTGTCATTGCAGCATCGTCCTCTTCAACCTTACTTTCTAAATCATCCAAACTGTTTAATGTATTAACCTTTTCTTCAATTCGGGATATGTATTCTAATACAGCATCCATTTTAGTTGTGATTTCATCTGTCCCTGAAAAATCAATTGAGGTAGCCGTCGAACAACAAATTGATGAAATTCCAGTCAAAAGTCCTTTAATCTCATCTGTAGTCATCTTTCTTTCAACATCTGTCATGTGTTACTCCTCTCCGATCATGAATTCAATTGCGAGACATGCTGCTGGTGTGATGTTCTCTGGCAGATCATCAGCTGTAATCGTGTTGATTTCCAGCGACGCTTCGACTGAACCGATCTCATTAAACTCTTTGATGAACTCGTCCCAGTTCGGATTTGAACGGTTCATAGTAACTCCGTCGTCAGAGTATTTTCGTATCAGCTCATCACGAGCCTTGTCATACTCTGCAAGTTCATTGTCGATTTTCTTAATATTTCGTGCAACTGACAGTCCTGCCTTACGCGAGAACGCAAGATCTAAGATGCCATTATTGGCGATCAACTGACGAATATCAAACAGTTTGCTTAATGTTGTAATGTATTTTTTCATAATGTTTTGACTCCTCGCTTCATAAAGTAGTAGTGTTTATAGACCCTCTCCAAGGTCTTTATTATTTAACTTTTACTAAGTACCACCCGCAATGACATGTTCTAACTCCTGACATACTGTTGTATACCCTCAAATAAAAATTAGTGTTACCACTGATGTTTATAACAACCGGAGAACTACAGCATGCCCTATCCATATTATCATCTGACATATAAGCCCCCGCATCAGTAGCTCCACTATTAGTTGAAAAAACCATAACCATTCTGGACGCAGGAGTTCCATACATCTTTGCAAACACTATTCCGACATATGTTCCGGCAGGAAGTGTCACGCTAGCAGGGGTATTCCATCCGCCACATGTAATATTAATATTTTTGTCATATCCATATATAGGTGCCGAAATACCACCAGCACTATTAGCATAATTTGCAGATTTAGCATAGTTTACGCTAAAGTTTGATGGATTATATACATACATGTTTACACCATCATTTCCGCCCCACAACCAACTTGGCTGTCCGCCTTGCCCAGACCAATGCCAATAACGTCCGTTGATTGCTCCTGTTGCGGTTATATCAAGACAACGTATGTTAGCTCCAGCTCCAGTCAACGTTAACCCATCGAAATCTAGTCTGAATGACCCGCTATGTCCGCCATTGTAACCATAACCATAGACCAATCCAGGTGATATTTGTGTTGTATAATATCCGTCTTCTCCCTGCGTATTTGGATTTCCCCAATAAATATCTATTGCTTTATAATCATTGTCTGCCGCTTTAATTATCATACTTCCGCCAGTAATAGTCGCCTTAGATGAGACTATTTCGCCCTCGAATTTACCGCTCGTAGCATATATCTCGCCAGTAAACTTACCATTTTTCGCCTCTATTGAGCCATCTTCCAGCACTTTGAAATTCTCATTGGCGGTGACAAGACCTTCGAGACTGATCTTTTCAGCCTTGATTGAAATCTCCTCTGCTGACTGGTTGATTTCAGAAATAATCTTTGCTTTCTCGACCTGATCCTCCGGTGCCGGTGACCAGTCAGTTGCTTTGTTGCCTTTTTCGAGTTTGAAGTTAGACAGAATGATGTTGGGTGCGGTGGATGGACGATGTTTATAATCATCAAAAAGAATTTCAGAATCAGCCACGACATCTTTTTCGAGTATTCCAGTTGCACTACATCGTCCATTTTTGTTGATGTATAATTGAAATTTGCTAAGCTGATTCACAACACCAAAACTCCAATTACACCCACTTGGAACATTGCTGGCATCACAGGATATCGTGTAGGTCTCGCCTTTTACTAAAGCTACATGGGGTTTTAGCCAAAAAAATGCATCACCAACTGCTGTTCCGATCTTTATTGACTTGTCGTTTATCTTTGAGGTATAATGGCCAGCTCTTATATATTGATGCAATAAATTCCTACCACCGACTTGAATTCCATCTGGTGTACTACCAATACTGTATGATATAGAGGTCGTATTGTCAGTATAAGTAATGACTGTCTTTGTCCACATATAAGGCTTTGATGCGTCTGTGGCGGGAACGGTTGACGACCATGTTCCAGTTGGAACCGTAGTTCCTGATGCTCCGGCTTGGTATGTTACTGCCGTAGATTTGATACCTTTTCCAGCTGCTCCATCCTTGCCGTTCGTTCCATTGGTTCCATTCGTGCCGTTCGTTCCATTACGCCCTACACTGTACGATGTAGATGTCGTGTTGTCGGTATAGGTGATAATTGTTCTTGTCCAAAGATACTGTCCTGCTGATACCGTTGGAATAGTCGTACTCCACGTCCCGGTTGGAGTTGTTGTACCACTAGACGATGCCTGATAAGTTACCGCAGTTGTTTTAACACCTTTACCGGTTGCACCAGTGTCGCCCTTGGCTCCTGTATCGCCTTTCTGTCCGGTTACACAAACTGCCGTGGTAGTAGATGTCGTATTGTCTGTATAGGTAATGACTGATCTTGTCCAGGTGTACTTTCCATTCTCCCATCCGGGATATGTCGTACTCCAGCTTCCCCCGGCTAAAGATGTTGCCGATGTAGATTTATAATACTGCTCGACAATCGACTTTACTCCTTTTCCAGTTGCTCCATCCTTGCCGTTCGTTCCATCCGAACCATCTTTACCATTTGTGCCTGCCGCACCTGTGATACAGACTGGCGTCGTCTCTTTTGTAGAGTTGTCCGTATACTTGATAACCGTCTTTGTCCAGATATACTTCCCATTCTCCCAATCTGGCGAGGTTGTTACCCACGAACCTCCAGAAAGAAAAGTAGCCGATGTCGACTTGTAGTACATGACATCCACCGATTGTACGCCAACACCATCTGCGCCTTTCTCTCCTTGATCTCCTTTATCACCCTTCGCTCCAGCGGCTCCCTTATCTCCATACACACCAATAACCTTCTTTGCAGTATCTACCGAAGTATTGTTCGTATATGTGATCGTTTCATAGTTCCAAAGGTATTTGTTTGTTGCTGTCATCGTCGGTACTGTTGTAGACCATGATGTTGGTACTTTGGTATTCGAGGTTGATACAGCATAAAACTCCTCTATCTCCTTAATTCCTATTCCGTCAGTTCCATTCGTGCCGTCACTTCCGTCCTTACCATCGGCTCCTGGATTTCCTCTATCACCATACGCACCTATAATACATGGCATTGATGTACTTACGATCGTTCCATCTGTCAGTTTTACAACCTCATAATTCCACAGATACTTTTTACTTGATGAAACTGACTGCACTGTTGTTGTCCATCCAGCTGTTTTCGCTGTGACACCACTTGAAGCAGATGTCGCCAAATAATAGTTGATAACTTCACTGATACTCTTACCGTCGACGCCATCCTTACCATCAGCTCCCGGTGCTCCATCTTCGCCCTTATCTCCTTGGTCGCCTTTCGGTATCACGAAATCAAGAATCATATTCTTGTTGTCTCCGGCATTTTTCACTTCCGCATCTGAACCAGCGCCACCTGTTGTCACTGATCCTATTTTGATGCTCACTGTCTGCCCAGATTCAGATCCGTCACCAGAAGATGGATATGGACCCGCAGACACGCTCACTGTATCTGCTTCACAATCATAAGATATTGATGTACTGTTATTACTGATATTGACTATTTTCTTAGATACGGACGCAACTACATAAGTTCCTGTAATCTGCTCTCTTGCCCCTACCTTGTCATTTACATCAAATATATATTGATCGTTACTGTCCAACGAAAAATCGACCGAGTCACTTGCAAAAGACTCTGTTATCTTATCAATTCCACCCTGAATCAAATCCTCATCTGATTCAGCATTGGAATTGTCGTAGATCTCACACATCTCATCCAATCCGGTAAGTGTCTGTGTTCCACTGATATTACCAAGCAAATCGCAGTAAATGTGAATTACTCGTCTATCTTTCAGGTCACCTCGTCCAAGGCATATAACATGATTGATATGCTTGCTATTTCTCTTAATTGTGAAACTTATCTGATCTGTATCAAACTGCTCATCCCGACTATAATCAGTAAGAGGACTTGCCGATAATTCAACAAATCCTCTATTAAATACCATATTCAGTTTTGCATTGTATGCTTTCAGCATCTTTATGATGCCTGTATAACCCTTTATATAACGATTCATCTGATAAGATGATATCTGTATCTTTGAATTCAGAGTGCTTACCTTGAACAGCTCCGAAAGTCCCATCCGGTCGATCAAAAGCTTTAACACTTCGTTCGCTTCTCCAGATACGATCAAATAGTCTTCTCCTTCATCTGGTTGCAGCACTTTAGACTCAAGTATGCCATGCCATGTACGACCTGAGTATGTTACAGTCGTCTCGTCTGTATCAACGCCAACGGAATCTATCACTCCGCCATATTCTTCGCCCTCAAAATAAAGATAATAACCAGTTTTACATACGTTATTATTGATATTTACTTTACATTCAAAATCATTCTCGTCGCTTCCATATGCAAGATCTAATGTATAATCTTTGAGCACATCGATATCCTTTTTGGATTCATTCATATAAATTAAGTCCATCTTGGTATGCTCCTCTCTTCCAACAATGTAATATCAAATATCAAATTTGACGAAGTAGCTACATCCATTACGCCCGGCGGGATCTTTTGAAATATGTAAGAATCTCTATTTCGCAGATCAAAACAATTCCGCTGACTACCGTCGCTTTCATACAAGATTATTGTCTTTTCTACAGAGTCAATCGTCAGGTACTCGTTTGCTTCAATATCAACATCCACCGAATACATATGTCCTCCAAGCAATATCTCTGGACTTTTGCATGGTCCATAAATACGCATCCGAAAATTTGTATTTACAAAATCCGCATTTTGCAGTTTTTTACCAAGAATATTTGATGTGTAATCATATGGATGATCGTTATTATAGTCTAAGTTTTTACCAACTATCTCCTCATTTGAATTGAATGTAATAATCGTTTCTTTTATCCATTGCGGATAATCCGTCTGAATCGTCAACGTATTCTTCATGTATCGCTTATTATAGGTGTATTTTGACGCCTTACATCCTGTGACATAACACCGCATATAGTAATCGCCAATATAGAGTTTTCCATGTTTTCTGGCAACTACATCCTTTTCACACACCTCAAACAAACGATTTCTACTTTCTGTGCCCTCGTCATCATTTCTACATGCAAAAACGACTGGCAACGACTTCTTGACAATTCCCATCTTAAATGACGATATTTTGTCATTCATGCTTGTAGCTGTCCATGCGAAATCATGCAGATCGTTCTCGTTGATATAGATGCCATTCGCACCAAATTCAATTACCTCGTTCATATGATTGACATATCGTGCTTTTTCTATCAAGTTGCCGTCACCTCTTTTACCATTCTTGCAAATTCTCTCTTATCAACTTTCATATTCACGGATTCCATACCCTCAAGTATCAGATCCGGAAGCCGCTCTAACAGCTCATATATAAGCTCAAGCAGTGCATTGTCATTTTTGCTTCCAGATGATGACTGACCATAATCTAACGCATTCTTCATATCCTGCGCTACTCGCGAAATCCACATACGGTTCTGGTGCAGCGGTACAACGGCTTCCGCTCCGTCACCTTCCAGAAGTGCAATCTCACCTTTCTCAACAACACCGCCTTTTGCATGCTTTCTAGCTGTAAAACTTCCTGTATTTCCAGAGCCTGTTGCTTGCGCCGCTTTATTTGCAATATTCTGAGCCACACCACCAACATTTATATTCAGTGTGAAAATACTCTTTACAAATTCTTTTGTCCACGCAGCTATATCCGGGGCAATTGCTTTCATACCTTCCCACAATTTATTCATAAGCCGTTTTCCTGCTTCCCACATTTCACCAAGGCACTGACCTATAGCGGATACAATGCCTGTAATAATCTGCGGTACCTTACCTGCAATGCTTACTATAATCTGTGGTAAATTAGTTACAAGCGCCATAAAAAGCTCAACGCCTGCGGCAATAATATCATCAATATGATCTAGCAATGCACCTGTAATTCCCTCTATGATCTGTGGCAGTGCCTTACAAATCGTATCGATAATCTGTGGCAATGCATCAATCAGAGCTACAAGTAGCTTAATGCCCGCCTGAATAATCTCATCAATATGTGAAAGCAGCGCCTCAATTATACTCGATATAATCTGTGGCAGTGCCTTACAAATCGTATCGATAATCTGCGGCAACGCATCAACCAGTGATGTCAATAATTCAATTCCGCACTCGATGATCATAGGTATACAAGATAATATATTTTCGACCATCTGCGTAATAATCCCCGGAAGCTCCTGAAGCAACTGCGGTACCGCCTGCAAAATTCCATTCGCTAAACCTAACAGTAACTGAATGCCAGTTTGCACAATCTGTGGCACGTTCTGAATCAATGTTGATGCAAGTTGACTTACAATTGTAATTGCTGTCGATAAAATAGTCGGAATGCCATTGGTAAGACCCTGCGCCAAGCTCTGTATCAGCTGAATACCTGCAGTGAGTATATCCGGCAACGCTTCTACAAGTCCAGATACAATTGCTCCGGCTATCGTAACAGCCGCTTCGATGATCAGTGGCAGATTGTCCACTATCACCTCAATCAGCTGATTGATAATGTCCTTAAAGCATGGTATCAGCTCTGGCACCGCCTTAAGCAATCCATCCAGCAACGCCCGGATCATGCTGGTGCCTGCTTTGATCATACTCGGTAACGTTGTTGATACGATATTCGGTACTGTCTTTGCAATAATCGGTGCAAGCTTCTCTACGAGCGTACCAACGCCCTTCAAGGCAATTTCCACTCGTGGCAGAATATTATTACCGGCAGTCGTAACGGATTCTACAAAATTATTGACAAGTACATCGAAATCCTGCGTATCATCAGCGATTCCAACGACAAGATTCTGCCATGCCGCCTTCGTCATGTTCACAGATCCCTGAATTGTTGTTGCCGCTTCCTTTGCGGTAGTACCTGTGATGCCCATTTCTGTTTGCACAACATGAATCGCATCTACGATATCCGCATATGATGATAGATCAAACTTCTGGCCGGATAACTTCTCCGCATCTTCCAAAAGTCGCTGCATCTCTTCTTTGGTACCGCCATAACCTAACTTGAGGTTATCAAGCATAGTGTAGTTTTGCTTTGCGAATCCCTGATATGCATTCTGGATGGATTCCATTGAGGTACCCATCTTATTTGCATTATCGGACATATCCGTGATTGCTACATTCGCCTTTTCAGCCGCTGCCTTTGTGTCTCCATCCAAGCTCTGTAACAATGACGCCGAAAAGCCTGTGACAGTTTCCATGTACTCGTTTGCAGACAATCCAGCCGTCTGATATGCGTTTGCAGCATATTTCTGTACTTCACTTGCCGAATCCTTGAACAGTGTCTCGACACCGCCGACCAACTGCTCGTAATCCGAATATGCTGTCACAGCACTCTTTACAAGTGCCGCCGTTGCTGTTGCAGCTACCGAAGCCGTAGCCACACCCCACTTTGCAATCGTCCCGATTCCTTTGAGAAACACATCACCTACTTTTGACGCTTTACCGGAAACGGAATCCAAGCCGTCTTCCGTTTCCTGCTGCCCTTTGAGTGCGATTCGACCAAAGATCTTAAATAATTCCATCGCATTCTCCTTTTAAACCAATTCAATGCCGAATGCATTCATTGAATTTTCCACCATCGCTTTGATTTCCTCGTCAGATAGTGATTTCTGAGATGATGCCTGACCACGTACACGATTTACGAAATCCTCATAGGATTCTCCCTGCACCTTGTTCAAGAAAAACTCCCACAGCACATCCTCTTCGGTATCCTTGTTCGTCCGCTTCACAATTGAATCCACGAACTCTACCAAGCGATCTGTCGCAATCATCTCATCCAAAAATAGAAAAGGACTTGCATATCGCTTGAATAGCAAGTCCCAAAACTCTAAATCACCTACCCAATAGATTTCAAAGCAACCTTGAAAAAATCTGCGAATCCACTCTGTTTGACCACATCCATAATCATCGTAAGGAACATTCCTGGATTCATATCTTCCAGTTCCTTTACTGTCATACCTGACAGATTCGAGAGAAGCTGATAGATGTATTTCTCAGCATTCGGAAGATTCTCCAGAATAACATCGCCAATCTCAAATGCAATGCCCATACCGAGCTCTTCTACATCCTTCATAGTGATCTTCTGATTCTGCATAGATTTTTCTATCAAACGTTTTGCTTCATCCGATGAAAAGCAATCAGAAAACTTGCTGATTTTAATACATGAAATAATCTTCATCATTGGGAAGATGTCTTTCGAATTCAATGCTCGCAATGTATACGGCTTTTTCTCTTCCTGTACAGCTTCCTCTACTGTTCCCTGCATTACTTCTGTTTCTGTTGTCATTTCCTTTTCCATAGTTACTTATCCTCCTAATATTCGGTATTACGCTGCATCATCCAGCAACTGATCAACTGTATTACTCTCAACAACTTCCTTCGGCATATAGATATGATACGGAAGCACATTCGTCATAGCGCCTGCCTTGAGCTCAGCATAGCAATCGAAAGTCGTTGGAATTGTTGATGCTTCTTTGTTCTTCGTATCTGCTGACAAGCCAGATGTACAAAGCGCATAATCAAATAATACGATCACAGGTGTTCCGTTCGTCTTGTATCCGACGCATGCAAAATTCTCGACATAATCGCTGTCTTCGATTGTTGCCTTGGATTCAATCACATCCATAGTTTCATCTACCGACGTTCCTTCCTGTCCGATTGTTGTTGCCTTCAACCATTCTTTTGTAAGCTCGACCATGTTCGTCTCAACCTTTGCCGTCTCGCCAACTTTCTGCACAAGTCCCTTCGCATTAACAAGCACACCATCCACCGAGATATTTGTAATCTCTGGAGCAATCGTGAACTTTGTACCGCCGGATGTAGCACCAAGCAAAGTACCTGTCCAGAGCTTCTTGCTTGTGTCATACTTAAAGTTTTTGTACAGCACACACGCATTCAACAGTATCCGTTTCGGCGTATCCGCTGTTACACCAGATACACACAATTCTCTCCATGTGTTTTCTGCCATTTATATCACCTTCCATTCCTTTATACTCAAATTTATCTGAATTCTCTTCAATGTCCCATCTCCGGTCGGTACCGAAAATGCATTTGAATAAAAAACAGCCACACACGAACCATCCTGATTCATGCGTGACTGTGGTAAGAATCTCTCTATTGTTTCTTTGTCCTGCTCAAATAGAATCGGATTCCCACGTGTCCATCCATTCAATATAAATGTTGTCCCCTGACTTCCATCCTCTTCCTTTGTCGGAGAATCATCTTCCATGTACTCACCAACATAATATCGGTCTGGTATTTCGCCAACCCATTCTCCGAATTGGTATGGAATCCCGCTGGACTTCATTAGTTCACCAACATAATTTAATGCTGCTATACTCATTATTTCAACTCTCCAAATATTTCATTTGCACGATTCTGAATTGCACCATTCGTAGCCTTGAAGGCTTTTTCAAGCGGTCTGTTCGGTGTCTTACCATGTGTGAAGTGTCCATTTCCCTTCTTATCCTCATAATACCAGCCGCCTTTACGACCATTACCATTCACGGCATATTCGCCAGTACCGAACTCTTCCCAGATGGCATTTTCTTCTGGAGATCCAACTGTTGCTTCTAATTCAGATTCATCGACTACATAAGTGTATGAACCCCTTGTCTCTCCAGTATCTACTCTGGATGCATTGTGTACAGCCGTCTGCACTTCTCCTGCCGCTTCTTCAAGAAATGCAATCGCCTTTTCTCTGATTGCCTTCTTGATCCGTATAGAATTGTTCTCAAACTCTACATCGGACATATTACTGACCTCCTGTGTATTTCAGATAGATTTCCAACTGCTTATGCAGTTCCATCGGATCGTCAATCACCATGATGTCATACACCTTGTCATTGATCACCATCCGACTGTTCTCCGCCTTGATGCGGCTGTCGAGCTTCTTATAGTCTGCAAGGAACACGTGCGTAGATTCCTGAATCTTAGCATTGTATGTTGTGTACTTGCTGTCTCCTGTCGATAGATCAAGATACCCTGTTATATCATCCACAGTCTCCCATGTCTTATCGCATGAACCGATGATATTCGTCTCTGTCTTACAGAGCTGAATCTGACCGGTTATATTTCCGCCAATCATCTAATCACCATCCATTTAAAATTAAAATCTCGCTTTCATATACGGCTTCAGGAATCCAAGAAGTGACTTTGGGTATCCCATAAGCGAATTATCGCCATCCATGTTGAAATACGTCACAGAATGTCGGCTAAGTGTCTCCGACTGAATACCGACCTTGTCCCGGTTCTCGATATCCCATTTCAGCATATTGGCTACACCGAGCTTCACATCCATAGGATATTTGACCTTCGTTACAAGTACACATATTTCATCCGAAAGTTGCTCATCAAAATCCATATGTGCATTGTCCATATCAATGCCTTTGATCACATACAATCCATCGTTATACAACGATTCCGATATTTGTACGGTGTCACCCTCTGCAAACAGATTCGATGCACCCTGTAGCACTCCGCTCTTGACCTCTGCATTAAATCGTCTGTTTCTGTCTTGGAAGTTGTTATTTGTATACTTCCGTATAAGGAGCTCCAGCGCCTGAAGCTTTGCTTCAAGCACCGAATCCTTTGCAGTAATATCGATATATGATTTCAACTCTTCAACGGTCATAATCATATGATCACCGCCTTACTGCTGCTCTGTGACAGTATATCCGTCGTGTTCCTTAAACCAAGATGCCATGCGCTCGCTCTCGATCACTGCCTGTCCGTTTGCGAACTGGACGCCACCGGCACCAACTCCGCAATAAGCAGGCGCATTGTTAACGACTACAAGCCACTTTACAGCCTTTGTCTCTTCTGCCTTTGTCTCTGTCTTTGCTGGCATATTTATCACCTATCCTCTCTGCTTACGCAATCTTGATGTTACGAAGTACACCTGCATGCTGTGTATTCTTCAACACGGTTGCAGCGATCATCTCGACCTCTGCGTCCTTTACTGTTCCCGGCTTGCTGAAATCAGGCAGGTACTTGTTGATAACCGAACCACCATTCAAGCTGATGCCATGGAAACCATCGTTCACATCGAACTTGACTGTATAGATGTCTGTCAGTCCTGTTGTTGCTGTCTCTGCTGATCCGATCTTTCTGCTGATTCCCTTCTTTACAACCGAATTTGCGGTCGCATCGCTTCCGCTCACAGTATAATGATTCTGCATGTCAACGAACTTGACACCATCCAGCGTTGTAATACGCTTTCCGAATGCTTCTTCGCTCTCTGTCTTATAGCCGAGCACACGAGCAACAGTCTGGATCTTTGTAATCATCTCTGTGTTCGTAAGAACAGCATCTGCAGCGGTTGTCTGGATCAGAAGCGAAAGTGCTTCATAGAACTCGTCCGCATTTGCCTTGATCTTGTCAATTGTAGACAAGTCAATGGACTTGGATGCTCCATACTCTGTTGCTGTTCCTGCAAGCATAGAATCCAGTCCCTGAAATTCTGGATGATCTGTGGATGCAGTTGTAGTTGCATCACCATTGATCAGTGTATAGTGGAATAGAGAAACAATCGCCTTGATATGTTCCTCAATCTGGTATGCAAGGTTGTCGAAGTTTCCTGCCACCATATTAAGCACTCTGTCCATCTGTACAGCGCCGCCCATAATAGCAAGGTTTGCTTCGCACTCCTGCTTTGTAGCTACAGAGTTTGTATAAGAACCGCCAAGCTTACGGAATTCTGCTGTAGCTGGAAGCACCTTTCTAAGATACTTGTATTTCATTGTTGAGCCACCGCCTGATGCAGATACACAATCGTCAAACGGAAGCATCTGGAGCACGGTAGACTGTCTCAGGAAGATATCCACGATCTGTGAGAATACCTTATCGCTCATACCCTTCTTCATTTCTTCTAATGTCATTGCCATAGTATTTCACCTTTCCTTTCTTAGCCGTTCGTTGCGGCTTCATACTGCTGTTTCAGCGCTTCTGCTAAATCCTTAGGCTCTGCAGAACCGCCAGCCGGATCTCCCTTGTCCAGCTTATTCTCAATAATCTGTCGACTTCCACCTTCAGAACTCTCAAAGTGTGTTGGGAACTGCGTCTTGAGAGTAGTGAGCATATCATCCCATCCTTTGATGTTGCCATCATCGTCGATTTTGAGCTCTTCGCCCTTCTCTTTCAGCATCTCCTTGATCTTGAAGGTCATATAATCGGTATCATCCGTCTTGGCTGATAACAAAGCGACTTTCAAAGCGGAGCTGACCTTTGTCTCTTCCAGTTCCTGCTGCAAGCGGGCATTCTCCGTCTCATACGTTGAAATCTTCTGCTGCATACCTTCATCACCCTTGGAAGCCTTCTTCAGTTCTTCAATGAGCTTATTTGCGTTGCCAATCTCCGTGTCTTTGCCGTTGATCAGACCATTCAATCTCTCGGTTTCGGAATCATACTTCTCTTTACTGATGTAATTTCCTTCCGACAGATCCGCAAATCGAACATGCTTGAGCTTGTCCTCTTCCTTCGAGTTCTGCTCATCAATCTTCGCCTGCACCTGTTTGTACAGTTCTTCTCCTAACACATCTTTCAGTTCCATAGTTTCCATCCTTTCTTGACTTTAATCGCAGTCACGCATGGCAGTTATCACTCTTGCCAGAGTAAGTATTCGTCACAGTTTAATCGCCTTAAGCCGATTTGGGCATAAAAAAAGACCACGTTTTAATCATGGTCTAAATTACATAATTATTTTGTTACACAGAAAAAGCACCCTGCTACTGCGGAGTGCTTTATTCGTTAAATCTTCCTACATTGCTATCTTCAAATTTTTCAGCAATAATCTCATTATATTTTTTCGATGCCCGCTGAAATAAGTGTTCTTTTTCGTGTTCATCTGAGGTGTCTCTTGCCTTTTGCAACAATGTTTTGTACTGCATGATTAAGTTTTCTCTTTTACTTTGATTCTGCATACTATATTTCCTTTCATCGTTGTTTTCTCATCTTCAAGATCTCCAGGGAACCATAACAGCTCTTTATGATTTGATAAATAATCAAATTTATTCTCTATAACAATATCTACAACTTCATAAGTTGCCGAGGTCAAAACTTCTGCTTCTCTGTCTCCAAATTTTGATATGTGCTGTACGCCAACACCTGTCTTATTATCAATACATTCAAGTATCACTGAACTTCTTTCATATGAATTGATACCTCCAAAAGATATAGCAGTTCTGTTATTACTCGTCCAACTCCCAATCATACCTTTGTTTGGCAATATATCTCCCGGTTTTAACTCGCTGAACATCTTTATGTCTTCACTTTTGAAAATCATCCCCCGATATATAGATCCTTTATACGTTGGTAACAAGTCCATACCGTTTTTGATGATTTGCGCTGTATTATTTTCTCCAGCAAGAATTGTTTCATAATCGCCACCGAAATATTCCAGTAGAGCATTGTGAAACTCTTTTGCCTTTCCATCTGAATATCCTGTATCTCGTTTTATCTGTTCAAACGCCTTTTTATTATATTCCTGAATCTTATCATCTGGAATCTTGCCTTTGTATCCCGTATCTAATTGAACTCTTTTCTCTTTATTATATATTAAACCTGACTTCTTTTTGAATAATTCTTTTAATTCTGCATCTATTTTTTTTAGTTTCTCAAAGTCAGCATCTTTTTCTCCATCTCCAAAGCCATCTTCAATAGAACTAAAATCTCTATACCACTCATCATACGAATATCCATCTGTCAACTGTTTAAACTGATTTTTCAGTTTATCTATTTGTGCATTTGTAGACGCAATATCTTTATTTAATTCTATTCTAACATTTTTACTGTCTTTTACAAGTGCAGTTTTCTTCTTATACATCGGATTGTTATCCAGCAACCGCTTATACTTCTCATATTCCTTATCTGTCATGGAATTAAGCATCTTCTCGAAGTTCTTGCCATATTTCTTCTCCATTGCCGTAACGTGCTGCATATATGCGATATTTTCATCAGACCAGTATACTTTTTTCCACTCCGCATACTCTTCTGGAGATTCGAAAGTGACTGTTTGTTTAGAGAAATTATCCATTTTCACAATACCACAATTAAGCGCCCATCTCGCTCTCTGATCCAGACAGCAACGGCAATTACAATCCTGTGCTGGATCACCAAACAATCCCGGAGCTTCTGCCTTGTATCCGGCGACTTCAAACATCTCGCCGACTTCTCGTATCTGTCCATCCAATTCTCGGTGCTCTGATCTTGTTCTTCCATCAAGTACCGCATTCCACTGTTTTACAACCTCTGCGCCACGATCTATTGCTCTCTTCTGAGCGTCCAATGCGGCACGATTCTGTATGCGATGCCCTTCTGTCCGGGCAATCCGGATTGAATTGTTGTACGCCTTCTGGAACGGCGTATGCTTCATATTCCGTGCAAGGTTCGATGCAATGTTGCTCCATGTCATGCCCTGCGCAATTCCTCTTGATACTTCCTGTCGCACTGCTTTCTTGATTGCCTTTACATCTTCACCCATTCGGTCATACAGAGATGTAGAAAGCTGAGAGTCAAGTACCACTGCCCTTGTCACAGCTTCTTGGTCTATCGGCATCACAAGCGGGATTCCCTGCCCTTGCATATCATACATAGAGCCGAGATATCCATCCTGATAACTCCGTGTCAGATAATCGGATACAGTTGCATATGAATCTGATTGCAGATTTGTAAGTGCTCCTTCCAACTGCGCCTTGATTGCTTCCTGATATTGCTTCTGATATATGATTGACTTTAAATTCTCTGGTTCAAGATCTGCCCGCATTGATAACTCCTGTATCTTTGCTTCACAATCTCTTAGAGCCTGCTCATATACACTTTTTAACTGTGCAATAACCTCTTCTTCACTATTCAGCTGTGCTTGTAGAACTTCCTTCTGTCGCTTGTTCACTCGTCACAACTCCATCCAATAGCCGCTTGGCATCCGCTGTATCTTTTTCTGCGTCCTGCGGCAGCTTGTCCTTGATCTCTTCATAGTCAATATCTAACTCATCACAAATAGCCTTGATAATCGTCTCATCATCTAATGTATCCGCTAAAGACATGATCGTGTTGATTACAACCTGATGTGCCTGCGCTTCCGTAAGCTTGATCTGTGCATTCTCCTGAGCATTGCTCATAATCACATGCTCAAACTTGAAATACACATCGGAATCCTGATAACCCTTCTTCTCTGTCTTATTGATCTCTTCAATTACAATCCGTACAAGGTGCCGGAGTAGCTTCTTCAACCGGATCTCAAGCTTATTACACTGCAGTTCCAAGAGCGAATATGCCGCCTTGATTGCAATGTTGGTCGTTGCAGCCGTATCCTTCAATCCTGCTGTATTCAGTCCCATACCGAAGCGGTAGATGTTCTTCTCATCAAGCTCCATCTTCTCTTTACGTGCCTGATACGGCACATCAACTGTCTTGATGTCGACATCGCCATTCTCTCCTGTGCCGATTATCTTCTTTGTCTTGAGATTCGTCTGCAACTCGTCCATGTTGTCGCCTTCGTATCCCTTAACCACATGCAAAGGGGTGTCGAAATCAATCAGGTTATTGGATAAGCTCGATGCCATCAGATCATAATCATCAATCAGCGGTTTAATCGGTCGCAGAGACGAATGTTGCTTCTTGTTATTATCCAGCCGGAAGAACGGAATAAATCCGAGCGATTCATAGTATGTATCATCTTCCTTCCCGCCATTCTTCTTGTACAGGATATGCGGTCTTGGATTGATCTCTACGGAATCATCAATCATGAGTTCGCCGTCGTCAACCATCGCATAGTATGTCGTGTCTTTCTCACTCCATACCTGCACACGTGTTATAACCTTGTGTCCTTTATCTATACGGTCCGTATAGTAGTAAATCACATAGGCACATCCATCGTCCGTGTCTTTCTCACGTACTTCGATAACGCCCATGGAATCAGCTGTCGCAAATGCGTATTTATCACTCGCATCCTTGTATGCATAAATGTACGAAAATCCCTTTACCTTGCAGTCTGTGATGCACTCCGCCAGCTCATCCATGAAGATATCGTTGTTATTGAAATACTTATCCATATGCTTCTGGAGCTCTGGATCATCCGATCGCACAATGCGTTCTCCGTTTCGATTGCCGGATAATATATACTGCACCGCCTGATCTACCAGCTCCGTAAAGAAGAGGTGCGGTATCTTCACATTGCTTCGAGTCTTATCTTCAACCAGATTGCCATCTGCATTGTAATAAAATAAGCGGTACTGCTTGATGTCATTATCGCCGTCATAATACCGCTCACCGACCTTTGCAAACCGCTTCTTCTCGCTTGTCTTATCATCGTCTATGAACTTTTTAATCTCATCTACTGTAAGCACATTCTTTGCCCTTTCTAACTAAAAAATCCATGATTGACGCTTACGCCATCCTTCGATGCCTGTCGAAGCTCCGCCACCGCCAGCAAAATTGTCTACAATAAGCTCTCCATGTATCACTCCATCACCCCCGGCATAAAATCGAACAGCGTCAGCTCGTCCATCTCGTTTTCTGCTGCCTGCAGATATCCAACTCCATCTCGGAAATAATCAGGATTCAACTCACAGCCTTTACCATATCTTCCCATCTTAACCGCCGTCATTGGTACCGTCATAAGTCCGCCGAACGGATCATATACGACATCTCCCGGATTGCTGTATCTGTTGATGATCCGCTCCACAATATCAAGTTGAAGCGGACATACATGCATCTGAGCTCGTCTGCGGCTCTGTGTCGTGTTAAGCGTCCGCATCCGGTTGATATCATCCCACACCTCAATCTGGTTCCATGATCCCGGAGCAACCACCATGAATGTTGCCGGCAGTCTGCCGTCCTTATCAAGCTCTTTTGCAAGCTTCACATGCTCTTCATAGTTGTACACGCTCTCTCTGCTGTATTTCCTGTATGCTTTCTGCAGATTATCCACCGATATCTCTTTCAGCTCATCCTTACTGATCAGACGATTGCCCGACGATCTCCAATATCCATGTGCGTCTATCTGCCATTGTGCCCTTGTGTATTCTTCCTTGCTCTTTGATACTGGATCATCTGCATATGCTTTGCTATGATCCGTTGGGAGCTTTCGGAACAATAGGATATATTCCGGGCATCCTACACCCATCTTGGTGCCATCCTTGCACTGTTCAGACCAGCCAAGGCGGTATGTCTGATTATTCTCCCGTACAACATCCGTCACAACGGTGATCATGCCGAAATACATAAAACCATGCTTCATGTAATGCTCGATACAATCCGCATGAAACGGCTCGATTGTCGGCATACCGGTACCTGTCGCATTTCCAAAAAGCACTCTGTCCTTTACATGTACTGCTGCCACTCTGCCAGGCTTCAATACCCTCAGGAGCTCCGGTGTCAGATAGTCCATCTGTTCAAAGAACCGCTCTGTATCCTGATTATGTCCGAAGTCGTTATAATTTGCACTGTACTCGTAGTGATTGCCGAATGGTATCGACGTATGTATCAGATCAACGCTGTTACTTGCCATGACACGTGTCTCTTCCACGCAGTCGCCGTATACCGCTTCATAGTGATTACCTCGCACGGTTCGTTCTTCTCTTGTTCCTTCCACTCCCATCTTCCTTTCCAATCGTTCAGCTTTGTTCGCTGAATTAAGTCCATACTTCTTCACGATCTCAACCATCCGCTGGACCATGTAATTATGATTCTTCCATTTCTCCAGCAATGCTTCCTTGATCTGCCGCTCGTTCTCCATGTAGATAATGTCAATCACAACCGGCTGACTCTGCAAGAATCGGTAACATCTGTGGATTGCTTGAATAAAATCATTGAATTCATAATCAATACCAAGGAATATTTCCCGGTGGCAATACCGCTGGAAATTACACCCCGAGCCGGACAGCGATTTCTTTGTTGCAAACAACCGTGTCTTTCCATTTGAGAAATCAATTACACGCTGTTCTCTCGTCTCATAATCCATGGATCCATAGATATCAACCGTCTCTGGCAACGCCTTCTTGATTGCATGGCGTTCACTCTCCAGGTCGTGCCACAACAAGAAATGATCATCCGGCGAAGCATCTACAATCTCCTTCATCTTCTGTACCCGGATGTCTATGCTGTCCCGCTTAACTGCTGCCGCTTCTTTCAATCCTTCTGCCGCTTCCTGAAAGAGCTGCATCTGTCCGTCCCTGTCCGCTGTATCTCCGTAATGAATCGGTATCTCATGCCATCTGACATCAAGCGGTGGCAGATCGTATCCGACATCTGAGTAGTCAGGATTGAGATCAGACGGCTTTGTAACGAACAGCGCCCAACTTGACACCCACAACCAGAATTCATCTTCCATATTCGGATACAGCGTCAGGTTGTTTGCCTTTGTACTATCCCGCTGGAAGAATCTTGTCAGTGCCTGTCCGGTGTCCATGACTTCCAGATATCCGGCATAGTGTATAAGCTCCTTGTACTTATTCGGCGATGGTGTAGCCGTTGCTACGAGCTTATATTGAACGTTCTTGAATTTATCCAAGAATGTCTGATATGTCTTACTTCCAAATGAGCGGAGTACACTTGCTTCATCCAATGACGTTGCAGCGAAGTACGATGGATCTATATCACCATCTCTCACTCGCTCATAGTTTGTCAGCACAATCTGACTGTCACACGCCTTGACCTCTTCCATTGTCCGGCAGTACTCCGGCTTCTCATATCTGAGCAGTTCCACCGCATCTCTGGTGAACTCCTGCTTCACTCCAAGCGGCAATACAATCAACGCTCTGCCGCCGGTATGTTCTGCTGCCAAATGGCAGAACTCTATCTCCTGTACCGTTTTTCCAAGTCCGAACGCTTCAAACAATGCCCGGCGTCCGCCCTTAAGTGCCCATGCAACAGCATCTGCCTGGTGTGGTTTCAATGCCGGATTGATCTTTGAACGATCAACCGCAAATCCGCTGTCTGTTGCAAGGTCGATTTTGCTTTCTAAAAATTCTCTATATGTCATGTCACACCTCACTTGCAACCAGTTCTCTATTGCACAGCTTCTTGATCTGTCTCACTCGTTCAAACGATATACCGCACATTTTCGCTGTATCGGTCATGCCATATCCCTGCAGCATGCACCGCATCGGCTTCTGTGTTCTCGGAGACAACTGATCTACCATATGTTCAAAATCCATCATCGTAATAAGTTCTCCGATACAATCGTGTCTGTCTTCCAGAAACGAATCCCCATAACTGTCACCATCATCATTTACAATCTTGTCGAGTGATACATACTGTGGTTTCTCGACATCTTTCCAGTGAAATGGTGTACGTACTGTCACATCTCCAAATTGAATGTATCTTTCCACATATCTGTTGATATATATACCGATATAATTTCGATTTAAGTGTTCCAGATCCTTGCTTCTGTCAATGGCTTCCACCAGTGCAAGTACACCTTCCTGTATGATGTCATCGTAATTTGGGAATCCATGATATTTATTCAAATGAAAATACACGAGTTTGATATTCTCCATGATCTTCTGATTTCGCAGTTCAATTCTTTCTGCCTTTGTCAAATCCATTCACCTCCTGTTGAAAGAGAGCTTCCATCTCATCAAGCGCAGATACACGCTCCTGTGTCGGTTGTATACTCTTAGGCATATTGCTCTGATATCCTCGTCTCTGTTTCTGCCTGCGCTCATTCACTGCATTTACTACCCATCGAATAATTGCGAGATAATGAGACTTTGTTTTGTAACCTTTCTCTTCAATGTACATATCAAGAAATTCGATTGCATCGTTACGAATATCAGCTCCGTACTTATCTGCGAGCTTGGTGAATTCATCATCCAACAGCATCACATTTCCGAATGGTCCATATGAATGCTTTGCGGGTGCGCTCTCTCTTTCCTTTCCTTTCTTTTCTTTTCCTTTCCTTTCTTTTGTGGTATAAATCTCGGATTTATCCCCATTTTTCTCGGATTTATCGGTATAATTCTGCGAATTATTTTCAAAAAGGGTGACTTTAATACAAGGGGCGGTATCTTCTTCTTTCAAAAGCCATATTCGAGAATCTACAACAAAATCTCTTTTCAGCCGTTTTACCGCCTCTTGAAATCGTCTCTGTATACCAGGGGAGGTAATGATAGTGTCCGAACTAGCAAGTGTGATCTCCGTGATTAGTGACCGGCTAGCCAAGAATGTCATTATCTGCTTCATTGAACCCTCGGACAGTCCCAAGCTCGCCATAGCGCTGTCTTCACTGTCTGCATTCCATACGATATAATATCCGTTTTCTCTATATATCTCCGTAAGAAGGAATATATAAAACATCAATCCATCAGAGCCGTATCGTGCTTGGAGCGCTCTGATTTTTGTATCCGCATAGAAGAAATCCGTATCAAATGGGAAGTAAAGCAATCCGTCTCTCTTTTGACGTGCCATCTGCTCCTTCCTTTCAATCCAGCTATTTAATAATGCAGGTTGCATAATCAATATAAACATCTTCAAGCATTGTTCGATTACATTCTACGAACTCACTTCCAGCAAGTTCCTTGTTCTCTGCCTGAATCTTCTGCCGTGCTCTTCTGATAGTCTCTGTTGCCGGGAATCCAAGCTCTCTCATGTGCAGGAAGAACCGCTGAATTGGAATCTTATCTACGTCCACACCATTCTTCTTGCCAATCTCCTTGTACACCATGTAACATAAGCATCCGTCACTGCTCCGAGTCTCTGGATGTTTCTCAAGCATCGCTTTTACAACCTTATGTGTATCTCTGATATTTGCTCCCATCTTGTCACACCTCCCTGATCCGGATGCCGTGTCTGTAGAGCATCAGCTTCCGCTTTATGATGTAATCCTTTGTCCGGAATCCTTTTGTATCCTCTACGACCGTATCTCCGTTGGTATCTATATAAACGAAATCAGCGATATAACTACATGCATGTTCCACGCAAAACTTCTTCATCTTCACAAATCCATTCTTCAATGTGACCGGTCGCAGTTCATATTGCGATGGAATCAGTTCATATTTGACCTGCATCTGCAGATTGCTAATCTCGCCAGTCTGTTCAAGCAAATGAAGCTCCCGGTACCGCCACGCTTCCTTCTTGGAATCAAATGTAATACCGTCAACTACCACTTTCCTGCTTCTGTATTTGCTCATGTAACTCCTTTCCCTCTACCGCTTTTGTAGCGGTAGAGAATGACTTACAATAAAACAAAGAATACTGTGATATATCTTTGTACAATAACCTTATCCAAACAATGCGGCAGCGGCACTGTTGTTCACCTGCTCCGGCGTCGGCATTTCCGCTTCAGCCACCTGTGCACGTTCTTCCTGCTGAGAATCTATCGCCTGTTCCTCAGATGTTTCCGCCAGCTGTGAGGGCTCTGCAGCATCTACATCTGCAACCGGCTCATCTTCTACATATACCTTGGAACCATCTTCTTTGATGTATGCCATGTCGGATTCAAATGCTGACTGCATCTCGATAGACATGATTCCCCATTTGCTGATCAACTGACGGAGCATGGTCTTGTATGCCATTGCGTCGAAGTTCTTATACCAGAAGCTTGAATACATCCACGAATCACGCTGATCGTAATTACCGGCAACATAATCTGCATAAGACACCTTATGCTTCACGCCGTATCTCGTATTGATTGCCGTCATATCTTTGCTGAATGCCTGCGAATATCTGTCAGCATGTGCAAGCATCTGATTTTTGCTCCAGTACATTGACTTTCGAAATCCATTGACAAGTTCAAACATCGCATAATATCCAACCGTCTCGGCTTTCTCTCGTGCATCCCAGTCATTAACCATCAGCTGAATATTTATTTCTTCATTCATCGGATCAAAGCTGACAAACTCACCTTCCTTGATAGCCAGTACAGTAAGCTTCTTATACTGACCGGAGCGGATTGCAAGCTGGATATACCCTTTATATCCCATCTGGAACTGTGCCACCTTCGTACCGGCTTTATTGTCGCTATACGGCACGAGGTAATAATGACCAAGCTGTGGCGATGGGGAAAGCTTCAAGCTCTCTCCCAACAGCGCACCAGACAGGATCGATGGCTTCGTACATTCTGCAAGAGCAGGATTCACGCTGACTGCCGATACTACGCCGGAGATAAAGCGCTGCACATTTCCCTTACCAAGTGCCTGCTCAATATTCGCTTTGATATCCATACGATTCAAGAACCCGGTCATTGTTGTGTCCTGAATCTGATTCTGCTTACTCTTAACCAAACTATTCTGTACCATCTTATCTGTCTCCCTTCTTCACAAACGCATCAACTACAATATCTGAAAGCGTCTCGGCTAACTGGTCTAAGATTTCATCCAATCCGCCCTTCTTGTCTGATTCCATCTCTCTCTTATCCTTCTTCATAAGTTCATCACAAGTGGCATCAGCTAATGTAAGAATCTTTTTGTATTTTTCATCTGCATCCTTCTTGTCATAACTTACACGAAGGTTATGCTTAAAACTACCAAGGATTGATGCAATTTCAACCGCACATATACCTTCATTTCCACTAATTATTGCTGTTCCATTTTCTGCTTTTACCATCTTCATATCCTCCTAAATCGCTCTAAACTCTATGTTTCTGCTCTGGAAGAACTCTTTCAGGGCAAGTGCATCTTCGGTAGTGAGAAGTGCTGCAAACCGAATCCACTCTTTTGACGGCTCCAGTTCCTGCTGTGCAGGAGCTTCCTGTGGAACAAGATCCATAACCATCTGTTCCGCCGGCTGTTCCAACTGCTGCGATGCCTGCTCTTGTGCAATCTGCTTCGCACGTGCTTCCTCGGCTTCTCTTCTCGCCTTTTCCTCTGCTTCGTACTGCGCTTTCTTCTTGGCGATTTCGGACATATGCTGCGCCTTCTCGATTGCCTTTGGCAGATCCAGCGTCTCTTTGTACAGTTCCAACGCTTCAAAGCCAAACTCCGGGAGCTTGTTGAGTGTGAATACCGCTGTGCTAATCTCGTTTAATCTGGCACGCATCTTTTCTTCGATAGACTTCATCGATACGGATGCATTCAACCACTTCTCGTCCCAGATCATCGGGAGCTGCACAAATGCCTGAAAACCAATCGTTTCAAAGAGTGCTTCAATCTCCTTGCGCTTCTCTTCCTTCTTGATCTGTTCGAATTCTTTGATCTGTTTATCAATAGACCGCACTGATTCATTCACTATCTCTACAAGATCATTAATCTTCCATTCAAACTCTTCATATGACTTTAAGCACTCTTTCTTAATCTTGATACGTTCATCGGTCAACACTTTAATCCACTTATTTAATTCTGCTCTTTTTTTCTTAGCATCGCCGATCTGATCATCTGTATACACAAGGTTTTTATACATCTCTGTACTACTTGTGATCTCTGCTTTCAATTCCTCATAGTTAAACTGAATTACCTCCGGAAATGTAACCGGTTCTACTCTTAACTCCATTCATATCCTCCTAACTTAATACCAGCTCATATTGAGCATCCTTACCTACCGAGAGCAGGGACTTGATACGTTCGCTCTCCCGCTGATCCTTCAACTTCTGCTCTGTGCATTCCTCACATCGCTCCTGTGGATCCAGATGTGCACCACAGGTCGGACAGATATATCCATACATGAGATATCCTCCTATAAATCCGGCAGTTTCACATGTGGGGCTTTCATATCTTCCACGCATGTCCAGAACTTCCGCTCTTCGTCCGCCAGGTAAGCAATCTCTTCTTCTTTCTCATTTCTGTATACCGTTTCATAGATTGTTTGCTTTGTAACATAACCATCAAATACGGATTTTAATTGTGCTGCGATAACGACATAATCAAATTCCGTAACCATCAGGTAATGCAGCACTTGAACATAATAATTTTCAGGTATGTAATGGTCTTTCCAGTTTCTTCTCTGGGAGGAATTAAGAATATTAGTCGTCTTTATCTCTAAAATTCCTTTTTTCCCATCTGGATCTTCAAACCATCCATCAAGACTTGCATGTGCAAATGGATATTTGTCATTTGTCCACATATTGTTTTCTTCGTAGAAAACTTTTTTTTCCGGAAAATCCAAACTAAACAAAGCTCTTAGATGTGGTTCTGCCTGTATGCCATACTTCACATACGGCTTGTCCGAGATATCCTCCGGCATCAGATGAAATGCCTTGTCCTTCCAGAGTTCCACATTCGTCTTGTATGGATTCTTGCCGAGTATTGCAGATGCATCTGATCCGCCAATCTTCGTTCTGTGCTTCAACCAATCTTCACGATTTGGAAGCACCTGCATCGTAACCATTGATTCACGCTCCCTTCCGTGCTATACTCTTTACTGAGTTATTTGTTATTTGCACCTGCGGGATGGCCGTCCCAAGGGTGCTTTTTTTGTAGATCTTGATTGCATGGTCCATATCATCATCGTTGGCATATTCGATCAGCTCCTTATAGACCACCGCTGCAATCATCATCCAAAATCCATAGACCATACCAATCCATAACAGCACCGCACCTTCGACCATGGCGAACGTTGCCAGCCGGTAGGACCATATAATCATGTCATTGCTCATCCTCTTTCTTCCTCTCTGCTTGTCATTACTGATTTTCCGTGGCAAGTGTGCCCCATGCGATCTGCTCCGCAATACGCTTCGGGTTGTACGGCGGCACTCTGCGTCCAGCTTTTAAGTCCTTTCTATATTTCAAGAAATCAATAAACGCCAGATAATTCACATATGTAACGCCGCAGCCATCCAGTATTGTATGTGCGCCGTATCTGCCCTTCTGAACGTACTGATCAATCTCTGCGATTCGACTTGTGACCGTCCGGGCAGATACGTTCATCAACCTCTGGATCTGTGCCTTCGACATATACGGTGATGCGCTGATGTACTTAATTGATGTTATCTCCATCGCTTCTCCTTTCTATCACTTTAAGTGGATTTTGTTGGCAAAAAAATATAATCTAACGGCATATTATATAATCTCGATAATGTATCAAGAATTGCAAATGATGGTGTAACTGCACCCTTTTCCCAGTTGATTACTGTTTTTTTGCTTACTTTAAGGCTTTTGGCGACATCTTCCTGAGTTAATTTTGCATTTACTCTTGCCGCTGCCAAGCTTATCTTAACATTCTGCAATCGTTATCATCTCCTTTCGCATATCATAATACCATCACTTTAAGTGGATGTCAACACTGAAAGTGAATTTTTTTCATTTTTAGTTGCTATAAGTCCACTTATGGTGTATAATCTCTTTTGTAGGGAGGTGGTAACATGCCATATGAAGAATTCAATAAATTGTTTGCGAAAAATCTAAGATATTATCTTAATAAGTATAATATGACACAAGCAGAGCTCGCAAAACGTCTGAACGTAGGAACTACATCTGTATATAATTGGTGTAATGGCATCAAATCTCCAAGAATGGATAAAGTGGATGCAATGTGTGAATTATTCAACTGTAAACGCTCAAATTTGATGGAAGATAAAGATCAAGTTGAGGAAACACATTACTACGAGAATCCAAAGACAGCAAAAATAGCACAGGAGATCTTCGAGAACAAAGAGCTCTCACTTCTCTTTGATGCTGCACGTGATGCTTCTCCGGAAGACATCCAAACAGTACATACAATGCTACTTGCATTAAAAAAGAAAGAAAAAGGCGAATAAGTCCGTATTATTGTATCTGCGATATGATATGCTCTTAGTCGCAGGGGGTGATATTACGAACGAAGTATTTGTACACTTAATTGATTTTAAGGGAGCAAACGCAAAAGAAACCGTCACTTCGAACGAAGATGGCAGTTTCTCAATCTTTATCAATTCAAGGCTCAATCAGGAACAGCAGACAGACGCTTACTTGCATGCTCTGTCTCACATCACCCGGTTGGACTTCGAGAATAGAGATGCTTGCGTTGACCACTTAGAATATTATGCACACAATAAAATTTAATAAAGGGGGATTCCTATTATGAAGAAAAAACTTTTTGCAATTATGCTTGCTTGCTCTTTGCTCACTGGCTGTGGAGCATCAAAAGAGCCTAATTTAGGATCTTACGATAATAACTCAACAGAAGCAATTACCGAAGCATCCTATATTGCAGACAACACCGAAACAACCGCATCTGATGAAGATGGCGAAACAGAGACAACAACAGAATCTGAAAACGAAACAGCATATGAAATTACCTACACAAATGCTCAAGTTCAAGAATCATATAGTGGCGTAATGGTTGACGTAATTGTCGAAATTGAAAATACAGGTACTTCGGATTTATATTTATCTAACGGAGCATGCGACCTAGAAGATGAAAATGGTCACTTAGTATCTGCTATGAAAAGCGTACCAACATATCCTAATGTGATTTCTCCCGGAGAAAAAGGTTATATGTCTGACACTATAACGCTTGATAACTATTCTGGCGATTTGAAATTAACTGTTTTACCTAGACCTGATGTTGAAAAAGCATCTATACATAAAACAAGATATGAAATTTCGGATGTATCAACAAATAATAACGATTGGGATCGAATTGATGTTACAGGAAGGCTAACATGCACATCTGATCAAGTAGAATCTGTAAGCTATGTAGCCGCTATATTCTATGATGCCGATCACACGCCTATTGGTATAAGCAATACCGTTATAATGGAAGACCTGAATCAAAATGATACAATTGGCTTTGAACTGAGTGGAATCACACTTCCAGAAGGTGTAAATACAGATACTGTTGCGGACTATGAGATATTTGCATATCCTGCACAATTTCAATAAAAAATAGATAAATAAAAATCCCCCAGGTGATGGAAACACCTGAGGGTGTCACCCATAAACCGAAGGCTTATGTGCAACAAATTCGCAACTTGTATTATACCATAAGCCTTCACATTTTCATAGGCTTATTTTTTTATGCCTATTTTTTCAAAGGAGGTTTTATTATGTGGTGTAATATTCAAAAAAATGGTACTGCAGTTTACCGGGAGCGTTATAAAGATCCTCTGACTGGGAAACTGGAGATAGTCTCAATTTCAAAACCCAAAGACACACCCCAAAATAAAAATAAAGCACAACGAGAACTTGCCGCAAAGATTGAAGCTGCAATCCAAGAACTCCAATGTAATGATAAAACAGTGACTCTTGCCCAGCTTCAAAAAGAGTATCTGAAAGCCCAAAGAATCATATACAAAGATAGTACAGTCGATCGAAATGAAAGTGTCACTTCATCTGTCATAAAAATACTGAATCAAGATGCAATTGTCAACAACCTGACAGCACAGTATGTTAAATCAAAATTGCTTGAATCCAAAAGTAAAATTAAAACAGTGAACTCGTATATAACACGGTTCAAAGCAATGTTAAATTGGGGATACGAAAACGATTACCATGATAATTGGAAATTGATTACAAAACTCAAACAATTTGATGATTCTTCCGATGATGACGATGAAGAAATTACAACAAAATATTTGGAACCAGACGAAGCACAAAAACTGCTTAACTATATCAAAGACGGCAAGAGTTGGCACTGGTATTATACAACATCAATTCTCATACTCACAGGTCTGCGATTTGGTGAATTATCAGCACTGGAAATATCTGATATTGATCTGGACAATTTAACAATCCGAATCTCTAAAACATATGATTCGAACCATGACAATGTAACTACGCCAAAGACAGACAATTCAAAAAGAACAATCCACATTCAGCCGGCACTTTTAGTAGAATTAAAAAAATGTATGCTATGGCGTAGAGAAATGATGTTGGCAAATAATTTCAGATCCAATATTCTGATTCCAAACACCCAAAATGGAGATCATATGAAAATAGCTAGTTATGAAAAATATCTCAGAGAAACAACGGAACCCCTTCTTGATCGACGTGTGACACCTCATATGCTCAGACATACACACGCTTCACTTCTTGCTGCAAACGGAATGACAATTGATGAAATTGCTCGTCGACTTGGACATGGAAAAAGTGAGATAACTCGAAGAATCTATATCCATGTTACTAAAAAAGTAACCCAAAATGATAATCTAAAATTAGACAAAATAAATCTGTTCTCATAATTTGTGCGCAGTAAGTGCGCAGTAACGCAATTTTCAACCATTAAAAAACGGCGGAAACACTTGATTCTACGTGGTTTCCGCCGAATAAAAAAGATGCCCAGAGCCGGAATCGAACCAGCGACACGAGGATTTTCAGTCCTCTGCTCTACCAACTGAGCTATCTGGGCATGTATCTTATGTAATTAGTAGCGGGGACAGGATTTGAACCTATGACCTTCGGGTTATGAGCCCGACGAGCTTCCAGACTGCTCCACCCCGCGATATTAAATTATTCCTAAATAGGAAAAGTGGGCGGAGGTGGATTCGAACCACCGAAGCATAAAGCAGCAGATTTACAGTCTGTCCCCTTTGGCCACTCGGGAATCCGCCCAAATTTTTAAACTGATAAGCCGATGATCGGACTCGAACCGATAACCTGCTGATTACAAATCAGCTGCTCTGCCAATTGAGCCACATCGGCATATACGATGCTGTCATCAATCAGTTTAAGTGGGACCTATAGGGCTCGAACCTATGACCCTCTGCTTGTAAGGCAGATGCTCTCCCAGCTGAGCTAAGATCCCATATATTTAATTATGTAGCTTTCGCTACAAGCGACCCGGATGGGGTTCGAACCCACGACCTCCGCCGTGACAGGGCGGCGCTCTAACCAGCTGAGCCACCGGGCCATCCACCATTGTTTACACAATGATAAAAGGTAACATGTACCTTCAGAACTTCATACAAAGATCTTATATCTAACCTCTTAACAAATCATCTTTCCGTTCTCAAAACCTCTAAGGATAAGCCCTCGACCTAT